TATGTCTATCAGCGTAGTACCGCCGTATATTACTTTGTTAACGTAACTGTTATTAGCCATTGTTTACCCCCTGATATCCTATAAATATTGTATCTCCCCCTGAAGGGTTAGAAGTCCTATAGTAAGGTATTTCCTCTACTGTAACGTCATTTCTCATGGTCTTATTTGCCGTTTCAAGTATGACTTGCTCCCATGCCAAAGGCGTTACAGTATATTCACCCTCATAATAGTCAGCTCCGCTTCTTACTCCCATTGCCTGAATGACAAGGGACGTAGATAACGGAGCCGATACAGTAAGCTGGGTCTTGGGTAGCTGTGGAATCCTGATAGTTACCACTACCAAGCACCCCCTATAGACGGATCTATAGTCATCATCTGAACGGGGAAGGGTATGATAGCATCCCCCATCTTTGCCCACGCCTGAAGGGGAGCTTGTCCACTAGCCAGCGAAAGGGTAAGCTCTTGTGTAAGCGGATACAGCCATCCCTCTAGGGTTTTATCGGCTAGGGTATACTCTCCATACTGCATACCTTTGGAAGCGTACTGTGCGCTACCGCAAAGCTGTATCTTTACATCGTCAGCCGTTTCGTCAGTTACTTCCGTTTCGCCTATAAAAAGCGTAACTGGAAGGTAGTACTGGCTTCCCTGAATTATGACAACAGGGGACAATTAAACCACCTCACTCCATGAAGATACGGACGGCTCATACACGTTTGCATCTATGTCTGAAATCCAATGCTTATCCAAATGACTTACTTTAGCGCCTTTGGCGTAAGCATCATGCGCTCCCGTAGGCTGTACCCATTCAGGCCATTCTACTGTAGGATCTCCGGCCTTTGCCCAAAGAGATACCGCTTTATCCGGCTCCCAGCCATCCTGTGATGTATGATTTTGTACGCATTTATAAAGTACACTTTGGAATGAACGTAAATTGCCCACGGAATAGGACACGCCGCTTGCCCAGTCTTTGAAAAGGTCAGGGTAGTTAGAAGCTACATCTTCCTGTATGTCCCCGTTTTCAGCCATAGTAGAGAATGAGATAGCCGTAGCCTGTTCTATTTCGTTTACCCTGTCTGCAAGGGTCTTTGGGGGTACATAGTCTTCAGGGATGTTTGTAAGGGTTATGCTCCCTTCGCTTATAATCTGCCTTGCGTAATCCTCTGTGTTATCCTCACAAAGAAGAAAGTCATTGTTGGCGTATACAGAAATGATACCGCTGACGGATACAAGGCCGTAAAGGGTATCTCCCGTGTATACTATCTCATTGGGTTTGTAAAATCTGTTTACATTAGGGTAATTTGATCCGTTTATTTTTATATACATAGTTTCACCCCTTTACGTTATTCCGTCTATCGTTCCACCATATACATACATTGATATGGTAGTACCGCTAATAGTTGCGGCATCAGTCGCAGTACCATTTATTTTTTGATATGAAGAGCTAGTTGTTTGCAATAAATCAAAGTATTCTCCCCGTGTTGCTATGTAATAGGTTTTATTATGGGTAGACGTTGATATTGTATTTTGTGAGCTTTGCTCCCTGCTTATCGCACCATTAATAGTTATTGCGCTTAACAACTGTTCAACGTATTCGTCTTTATACGGGAAAGTAACAAGAATAATCGTAGCTCCGTAATATTTTGTAATGTTGCTTGTGCCTGAAGAAGGCGCTGTGCCAGATATAGCGCCGTACTGGTTTGGCGTTACGTTTGTTTTTTTATATACAGTCATTGTAGAGGAATATTTATAGGATTTTACATGGTCTGCCATAAGCTCCCCGTTAACACATTTGATTATTGACATAGACCTTTCGTGTATAGCAAAGAAATAGCAAGTACCACTAGGCACATGATCCGCAGTAATATAACTGGCGGCTTGGGTGCTTGAATTAACGCCAGCCGTTGCCACTATATTCATATTGGTAAACAAATCCAATAGCGTGGGTACTACGTCTTTCGCATATCTCCGTCTAGCAAAAACACAATTAGCCATACTATCACTCCCATACCATGATAGTAATTGGTATCTGTACGGACGGGGCATCCCCTGTGCATTTGGCGGTAATGGAGTTAGCGCCTGTTTCTACAAGTCCCACAAGCGCCCACGCTTCAAGAAGGGCGGCATCTGCTGAAGCATCAGTACCGCTTAAATTAACATCTACTATAGGCGGTATATTATAGGAAGCCTTCAGGCCGCTTACAGTAACTGTCTGCGTTTTGTATCCCCCACTTGTACCCCATGTGGTAGTTAGCGTAGCGGTATAAGAAGTAAGTCCGGCTGAAGAAAGCGTACCATTATCAAGGGTCAGATTAGATCCTATTGTAGCCGCATTAACTGTACCGCTACCAGCGCCCACAAGAAGTCCCGTAGCCGTTATCTGTGCCTGTCTGCCGTTGGCAAGGTCATAGGCAGATTTAACGGCTGACGGGGTAGCGGCTATACCGCCGGAAGTGGAAGATGTGGAAGACGTAGAATCAGACAGCTTCAAATGTCCGTAGTTTGTACCCGTACCCTTGCCGTAGGTAGTTGCGGAAGTAGCGTGATCCGTGGGCGCTCTAGACGTATCCGTAGGATGAACGTGGTTACCTCTTGCGTAAGCTGTGCCAGTTCCGGCAGAGCCTGTACCATTCATGGCTGGGGTAGAAGTGTAGGCAGACGGGACAGCAGAAGCATCCGCTTTTTCATCTATCATGTCATTCCAGTCTTTAGCCGTAAACACCCTAGCTACAGGGGTATCTATTGCCCAGTCCGTAGCTGTGCCGTCTACGCCCCTAGTGACAGTAGCTACGTTGCCATTTATGGCGGTAACAAGTACTGTTTCAGAGTTTGCCTGTGTATAACCAAGGGTCAGGTAGTTAGGTAAGTCAAGGTTTGCAAAAATGCTCCCGTTTGCCAAAGTGATTGACGTAGCGGAAGAAGCCGCCGCTGAAGCCAGCGTAGTGCTTGGTGAATTAGTCTGTGCTGTGTACAGAGCCATTAGTATTGTCCACCCCCTCTAGAATTAGCGAAGAGCTGAATGGACATATCCAGCTCTATCCGTGAAATTGCGTTTTCTACCCCTTCAGTAACGGGGTAAACTTCAACTGTGTGCGTTCCACGGGATATGATCCCGTTGGATTCATCAAGATAAGGAATTATGTTAACGTCTTGGAAGCTCTCAAAAGTACCCACTTCGTTTCCGTCTACTACCAAGCGCATGGCTTCAGCCTGTTCACCTTCGTAGATCCCGTAGGATATTTCGTGTGTATGACTTGGAAGCGTTATCTGATGTGTATGGTCATTGATAGAAAGACTGTGAGAATGGCTCCAAGAAAAGTTATGTGTATGGCTTGGTATAGTTACGTTGTGGGAATGTTCTTCATGCGTATGAGCGCCGGAATCTACCCAGCCTGTCTTAACAAGTACGTTCCCGTCAGAATCGTACTGATAAATATAGGCCGTTTTCCCGTTGTACGCTTCGTACAAGCCGTGATTGTGTTTAGCCTGATTAGGGCCGGAGTTGCCGCTTGAAGTCATGTATTGAGCCTGTAGGGTAGTAGCCGAAGAAGTCTGCGTAGAGCCACCGCCTGAAGACGTTGTAGCGTTGTTACTACCGCCAGCCGTGGAAGTCTGCGTGAAAGCTCCACCGCCCCCTGTGGTAGTGGTAGTGCTACCGCCGCCGCCTGTAGCCAATGAGTACCCACGGAAGGGAGCCGTATTCCCGTTAAGGTTAATCCTGTTGATATGCACGATATTTTCAGGAAGCTCAAACTTCAGTACAGCCGGATGTCTAGTATCAGCGTTGTCAGCAAAGGTCTTGGTAAACAAAGTTACAGCGCCCTGTGCGTAGACTTCGTTTATCCTCTGCCTGTCGGCTAGGTCTGCGACTGTGGTAGCTACGTTCCTAGCTTTGTTCGCTATGGTTATCTTAACGGAAGGATTATTGCCCTTTACGTCTTTCTTTTCAACGGCTACTACATGAGCTAGAAAGTCAGTCCCGTCTTCATCGTCTACCACTCTGACGTAATCACCTATTGTTATAGGCTGGGTCAGGGTATTCTGCGTTAAATCTATATCGTAGGAAATGTACGGGACGGAAAGCTCTTTGAGCATTGCCTGTGCCGCATCGTACAGGGACTCTTCATCCTGATATCTTCTGTCCACCCATATCCTAGATATGATCCCGTACTGGGACTGGGTTTCAGCATCAAGATAATACTTGTCATTATTAAGCTTCGTGATATTGAGCTGGTTTACGCCCTCTCCATAACCCAAAGGGTACAGCCTTGTACAGACGTTTGTGGGATCTATGTTCTTTTTAATAGAAGTCAGATTCTTTCTGTACTGTATGATAGCTTTAGGCGTGGGGTCAGGCTGTAAAAGAGAAAGTTTCCACGGCGTTCCTGACGTATCTATATCCCATTTGTAATCTTCTACAAAGGGATTAGCCACGGAGAAAAGGGCGCTTAAAAGGTTTTCCCCTTCCCAGCCGTAGAGATACTGATGTGTAAAGTCACATCTTTCCAGTTGCCACCTTGGACTGGTTTGAGCCGCTAGGACGTAGTTTAAGACTTCCTGTGTGTATGTTCCTACGTTGCCTATTTCGTGCCAGCCGAAAAGAATATCATCCATCAGGGTAGCCAAAACCGATTCACAAGTATATTCAACTACCCTAGAAGTCCCTGAACGGGTCTGCGCTGACGGAAGGATACGGAAAAGGCCTATAAAGTCATCCTTGTCCCAAATATCAATGTATCTGAAAGGCTGGCAGAATTGGTTTTTGTAATCGTCTGCCGGAAGTTTGAAAGAAGCTGAATACAGCTTGTTTAATTCCAGCTTGTAGCCAATATCGTAGGCGTTTTCCAAAAACGCCAGCCTGTTTCCCGTGATATTGTCATAGACTCCCATGTAGTGAGCCATCAATACCACCTATCTTTCCATTGTACTGTTATATCCCCGTTGCCGTCCCCGTCCGTGTAGACTTGGATGTTATTATCCTGATTAGCGGCAAGCTCAAAGAATTCTCCCCCGTGTACCCATGAAGTTACGTTTAAGACACCATTAACGAAAATATCTAGGGTATCCGTATCTATAACCACGCTCTGTCCGGCCTGTAGGTTAAGTCCCGTAAGGCTGAAGGAATAGGTATGGCTATTCTGCATTGAAGCATCCGCATCAAAGACAATTCCTGTATGCCCCGTAAGCGCTAGATTGCTCCACATCCTTCTATCAGTAGAAGAAGCAAACGTGATACCCGTAGAGCCGGAAAGGGGAATGTAATATGTAAGTGTGCCTGACGTAGTAAAGGCAATATCAGTAGATCCTGAAAGGGGAGCTACAGTCTGAAGTGGCTGGGCAGACACAAGGCCAAATACCCAGTCAATAGCGCCGTAATAGGCGGCAGAGCTACCGCCTGTATCTCTGTTGAATGTGGAGCGGTTAAACGCCCCTCTGTTAAACAGCATTTATACCGCCCCCTAGAATCAGGTAGCGGAAACAGTCAGCGCTCCGGCGGCAAACTGGGGAGTCATGCCGGAAGATATGGCGTAAGCCGTGGGCAGAGATCCGTAAAACAGCATATTACCGCCTGACAGAGAATCATAAATAGCGAAATACTGCGGCGTACCCCATGAGCCAGTTGCCTGTGGGAAAGTCACGCTTGCGGTATTGGAAGATACCATAGAAGAGCCTGAAGAAGACGGATTACCGAAGGTAGCCGTAGCTCTAGTGTATCCGCTTCCGCTTACTTCCGTACCCGTTCCTGAAGATGTAGGGTTAGTCAGAAACAGGCCTACATAGACAGTAGACGGGAAGGTTATGGAAACAGTACCCTGAAGCCATGCTTTAAGTGAATTGGTATTAACATAGTTACTTGCTGGCATTTGTATACCCCCTAATTATTCATCTGCTAGAGATAGCGTAATGGTCAGATTATTTATGGTTTCGCTCCCTGTATTTATAAACGTGATTAAACACGGGGTTTTTGCTGTGCCGTTGGTCTTAACAGTCACTTCTTCGCCTGAAGAAGTCAGCACCTGATGTTTAGTGTTCAACGTGGACATGGCAAAGGGGAAGACAGTAAAAACAATGTCAAAGCCGTCTTCAAACAGCTCCCTGTCAACGTCTATGCTCTGATAAAGTTTAGCTTCGTAGTGCTTGTCAGGTTCATCGTCAAAGACTAGATCCCCACTACCTGAAAGCCATGCCGCTACAGCTCTCAAAGTTGTAGGGGACGTAGAGCCGAAATACTTACAGGGGATTGTAATAGTCCCGTTGGCAAACGTCCCGTCACTCCAGTCATATGTCCCGTTTCTGCCCTGTATATATGTCTGTACGGCTCTCTGCTGTGCTTTAAGGGAACGGGAATAGGGAAGTGCCATAACGCCCATAGAAGAATCCTGAACGCCTTTAAACGAAAACATCAGTAGTGCATCCCCCTTCCTCTCTGCTCTCCTACTATCCTCAAATACAGAGCTTCAGAGATTTTATCTATATCAGAATCATCCCGTACTGTTATTGAATCGGCTATTTTTGAGATAGTAAAAGAAGCCTGATTGCTTGATATACCGCCTTTGAGCATGGACAATATACCAGTTTCTCTTCCGGCGGCTCTCCATACGTTAGCCTGTCCAGCCGTTAGAACGGCTTCGCCTTTGTGAAGGTAAGCCGGAAACATATCACTAGGTATGAAGTCCATACCCACTTTAAGACGGGGTATATACGGGATGTTCAAACCCTTGCCGCCGACACCCGGAACCCAGTCAGGTATCTGTATCTGATTCACTCCGGCTATGAAGTTGTTCAGCTTGTCTATGATCCAGTTGATAGGGGCGGCAAATATGGCTTTGAATCCGTTGGCAATTCCTTCAAAAATATTGCTTATCCCTTGCCATGCTCTCTGCCAGTTGCCAGTAAATACCCCAGCTATGAAATCAATTATGCCTTGGAAAATCTGTTTGACTGCGTTCCAAATATTTTTGACTATATTCAGGAAATTATTGAAAACTTGCCCAATGTACTGGCAAGCTGAATTGAAAGTGTTTTTGATCCCTTCCCAAATTTGAGAAAAGAAGTCTTTGATTGCGTTCCAAACGTTTGTAGCAACATTCTTGATAGAAGACATGGTATTACTGAAAAAGTCTTTTACGGAGCTCCAAACGTTTGTAGCGGTGTTTTTGGTATCATCCCAAGTTTTTTTGAAGAAGGACGTTATATCTCCCCAAATTTTTGATGTAAATTCCTTAATATTGTTAAAGGTTTCCGTGAAGAATTTACTTATGGAATCCCAAATTTTAGTTGCCCACGCTTTAACTTCATCCCAATGCTTGTATAGCAAATATCCGGCGGCTATCAAGGCCGTTATTGCCGCTATTATCAGAAAAACGGGGGACGTTACCGCCGCCAGCGCTCCACTCAAAATACCAGCCACGCTTGCAAGGATCGTAGCGCCTGACGTAGCGGCAACTATTCCGGCAAGAAGTCCGGCAATGGCTATGGTAACGGCTACGATAACTTCCTTGTGTTCGCTTACCCAGTTGATAGCATCAGCCAGCCAAACCACCAAAGGCTGTAGAACATTCTGATAAAGCTCTATCAGGGTATTCTTCAGAGTATTCAGAGCCACGTTCATTTGGTCTTCCGTGGTAGCTGAAATCTTGTCTGCCGCTTCGGACACTACGTCCATTGACGTACCCATAGCATCAAGGTTTTCGTTAAATCCCTCTATGTCCCCTGATATAGCAAGCGCCGCTTTACCAGCTTCAATGCTAGAGAACATATCCAGCATGGACAGATTATTTTCTGAAGCGTAATCATCCATGACTTTGAGAACGTCAGACAAGTCATATCCGGCATCCATAGCTTCAGAGAATGACATCCCAGCCAGTTTAGTACCCTCTGCGGCTTTCCTGAAGTTTTTATCGGCTGTTGTGCCACTTTTGCCTAGCTCTGCTAAAAGGCCATTTAGCTGTGTGGTAGCCTGTGCCGTGGAAGTACCTTTAGCGGTCATGAGCGCAAGGGAAGCGCCAACTTGCTCAAAATTCACACCCATAGCGGCGGCCGTGGGGGTTACTTGCGCTAGTACGCTACCCAATTCTCCAACTGTGGTTATACCCTTGTTTTGGGTCTGCATTAGGACTTTCTGTATGCGGTCTGCATCTTCAAGTCCTAATCCGTAAGCGTTAAGGGTTTTAATGGTAGCGGAAGAAGCGGTATCTATGTCAGTAAATCCGGCCTTTGCAAGCTGGGCAGATCCTTCAAGATAATCAAGCGCTTCACTCATGTCTTCCGTAGCCGGAACACCAGCGGAAAGGGCATTATAAAGAGAATCACCCAATGCGGAAGCGGCCAGCCCCGTCCTATTGGACAGCTCCAGCATCCCGTCAGAAAGGTTATCCGCATCTACATTTACATCACCAAACAGGGTACTGGCTTTGGCAAGGGAGCTTTCATAATCCTTGCCCATGTCAATGGCCTGTTTTCCGGCAATTACCGCAGAAGCGCCTATACCAGCCAGCGCCGCCCCAGCTACCTTCGCCGCCCCTGACGTATTGGCTTCTATCTTTTTACCGCCCTCATTGGCTATACTTTCGGTTTCTTCAACAGACTTTTTAAAGCTACTGTTATCACCTGTTATCTCATATGTTACTTTTCCGTCAGCCGTTGGTATCACCTCTTTGCTTGCTGAATAAGGTAATCAGCTATCTTCTTCCAGCCATCCTGTAGATTCTGCTGTCTTTCGGTTTCGGTATAATCAAGCCTGAATTCGTTTTTTAATCGCATTAACTCTCTGCGTTCTTCAGCGTTGTACTTTGTAGGTTTGGGAATAGGCCTTGCTCTGATATTTATGACTTCAGCCAGTCTTGTATTGCTTGGTAATCCCTGTACCAAGTCAAGAAAGGTCTGCCAATGCATCTTATCTATAAGCTGACAGAGGTTTAATCCGTAGGTCTGCCAAAAGGCCGCAATGATTAATCCTCTGTCTTGTTTGTAATCCATGTACTTTTCATGGTCTTTTTTCTTCTTTTGGGGGAAGATAGCCTTGAATATGTCCACTAAAAGCTGTTCATCGTCAGGATGTTTGCCGACACAAAGAAGATCCAAACAGTATTTCACCCTCTGCATAGGGGTAAAGCGTTCATCTTCTAGCATATCTAGACATTCAAGCACCCTATTCCATGTCAAAAACAGCTCTATTTCTTTGCCCTGATACACAATCTTGTGTAATAGGCTATCGTAAAGGGTCATTTTCTGCGTTTCCGCACCTTTTCAAGCTCTGCTTCGCTTATCTCCCTCATTTTGGGCATGAGAACATCTGTTATAAACGGGTATATTTCGGTCAGCATTTCGGTATACCGCCCGTCATAGAAGTCAAGGATCTCACTAACAGCCGTTTCACCAAAGAAGATACCCAGCATATCTACTACTGTCTGCCCGTACATTTCGTAATTCTGCGGACTTGGGTCTTCTTTTATGATTCTTTCAGCCTGTATTATCTTATTGATTGCCCTGTTATACTCTATAAGATGTTCTTCAGGGTCACATGATACATCGTACTGATGAATAATATTGCCGTCTTCATCGGCTAAAGCGAAGGTTTCAAACACCTTCTTTTTGCGTTTCGCTATGAACATAAATATCCCCCTTAATATGCCCGTAAAGGGGGCAAAATGCCCCCCTTACGCCTGTGTAAGCGTGGGTTTTCCGTCAAAGCGGATCTCAAAGCTGATAGCGCTATCATCCGTAGAAGCGCCGGAAAACTCCTGTACATTGCAAATAGTGCAATCACAAATGATAGTGTTAGAATGGGTAGCATCATCCCACTCAAGTTTGAAGCTGGACTGTCTATCCTTGTCAAGAGCATACTTCTTGCCAAATATAAAATCCTGTGCGGCATCACCCACAACACGCCTACCAGTCAGGGTAAACGTGGGAGCCATGCCAGTAACGTGGTTTTTAGCGAAGCCATCATCATCAAGGAAGAAATACTGCTGTACCACTTCATTCAGGCTTTCGCTGATATTATCAATACCATCACCCAGCTCCGCATAAGTCCAAGTGCTGTTAGACAGCTCCGTACCTATGTACGGCTTTATCATGTAGATAGTTTTCAGGCCGTAGGCATTAAGCGTAACCGCCAAATTTAATCACCCTTTCAGTCAGATTCTGCCGGAGTTTCTACAGTTTCCGGCGGCGTTCTCTTTACGGGATCAAAGTAGAAAAATCTTACTCTTAAACTGGAGCCGTAAAGATACTGTTTGTTTTCTTCCCGTCCCAAATAAGACGGGGAAGTGATTGTATCTATATCTGTTATCTGAAAATCATCTGAAGACGGGTACGTCTTTGACTGGGTCAGTACCATGTGTATGTCATTCAGAGCATCAGAAACAGTTTGCTGATTATGATGTTTCCCGTTTAACACAAGGTTAAACTGATACGCCATACCCTTTGTTAAGAAGGTACTTTCCGGCGCTCCGTTGGCTATAGCGCAAGCTATCCCGTTATCCGCTGGCATAGCGCCTATAGTTACAGGGGAGTATTCTGTAGGCATCATGCCTATTACAGCTATAAGAACATCATTTATAACGCTCATAGATTGTCAGCCATCCCCTTTGCTAAAATTGCTATCCAGTCATTGCCAAACGCCTGTTGTGCTTTTTCCGCCCACATCAGGCTGGCGTTAGGGTTAACTTGCTTGCTTGGATTGCCCGTGTAGTAAACTCTTTTTGCGTATGGCGTATCCCACGAAATTGTTAACGTGTTTCCATTACACGAAGCTGATGAAGTATCTATAAGAGTCCCTTGCCAATGCCTAGCGTAGTAGTTGCAGTCTTCCTTTGCCTGTTCTTTTAAAGCAAACAAGGATTTTTGAAAGGCTTTCTCTATGACATCAGCTTTGACGGCTTCAAATTTCATACCAGTCCCAGCTCCGCATGATGATATGTCCCCGTATCATCGCACAAGGCATCAACTAGAAGGACAACATAATCCCTTCCGTTGTATATCAAGTGCAATGGAGATCCGTTAGCTTCAGAGGTATCCTGTGCGGCCTGAAAGTCATATCCGGCAGGAACGGACAGCCTTGCATCCACAAAAGCCGTACTATTTAATCCTACTTCCGTATTGTCCTTCGTCATAACAGTTGAATGTGTAGGCTGTACGCAGATCCTAGACAATGGTACATCCTGAAAAGAAGGATTTTCCCAAACGTCCACGCCCGTACATATCCTTAAAGTTGCTGAATGAGTCAGGATAGAAGAAGGTATAGTATCAAGCATCAGTACACCCCCCAAGGGAACGGGGCAAACGGCTCTACGGGAACGCCCACTACTCTGCCCATAAGTCCAGTTTGCTCTAGGTAAGACATAGCAAGAGGGGAGAGCATAGCCGCCCCACGATTAGCGAAGGTAGCACCGCTACCCCCCTTGTTAACTGTTACCTTACCTACAGTGAAACTGTCACCGCTGGAGCCAGTTGTAGCGGAAAGGATACCGCTTGCCTTTAGGTACTCTATTTGAGCGCATATTGCTTTGGAATACAGATCCGTCAGCGCCGCCGCCTGTTCAGTAAGCCCTTTAGACACATAGGAATTTAGTACATTGATGTACTGTCCACGGGTAGCGCCGGAGATTATATCCTCTGCTCTGCGTTCAAATCTTGGGAAGTCTGCAATGGCAATAGGCTCCCCCATGTATTCATTTGTGTAAAAACAGTAGTTAACTATTGCCATTGTTCAAACTCCTTTACGATTCATTCAGGGTAAAATCAAACGTGTAAACCTGTTCAAGATACAGGCCGTCCGAAGTCACCTGACGTACTACCAGCTTCTGATTGTTGTCCTTAATCTTAAACACGCCGTCATGGTCTTCATCAAGTTTCAGGAATCCGGCTCCCTGTGTGGGAACAAGGCCAACTTCAACGTAAGCGGCATCACTATCTATATCGGCAAAGTTCAGAGCTACGAAATTACCTTCACCCCAAACATCTACAAGGGAGCCAGTAGTCAGATAGTTAAGCGTACCGCTTATCTCTCCGTCTGCTACGGCTACGTCAGACTGCATAGCCGTAACTGCTGTACCCCAATATGACTTACTGCTGTCTGCGCTTTCTACAGTAAGTCCCGTCAAGGGTTTGCAGTATAGTTGACGTAAAGGCCAGCCGTCCTCTTGGAGAGAACGAAAACGCCATAATAAAAGCGCTCATAGTAGAGGTACTTACCCTTGCTCTGTGCCGTGGGAGCGCCAATCATAGCGGTATCGTAGACTACAGGAGCCGCAACTGCATCAGGATCAACAAACAGAATGTTAATCTGTCCAGCGCCGGAAGCTACCGCCCAGCCTTCGTCAAAGTCATAAGAAGTCCGCATAAGGTCAGCCGGAACTTCAACGATGGTCACGCCGTCTAGCTTGCCCACGTTTCTATCTATGTTTCTAATGCCCGTACCAGCATCAATGAAACGGGTAATGCCAGCCGCTTCCTTCAGGAGCTTGTAGACAGCCGGAGTCATGTAGGCAATGAGCCTGTCACGATTAACACGGGCGTTGGTCATGGTAGCAAGATATTCGTCCCACTTACCAAGAATGTTAGCGGCGGTCAGCTCGGTAGTATCCTTGTTGTTGGCGGTAATAGCCGCAGAGCCAAGAGTAGCGGCACAGAAAGCATCCATTTCAGGAATCTTCATCTGCTCGTTGAAGCTCTTGGTAACATTGGCAATGGTAGCCACAGAATTGGTTTCAACAATGTCAAGCGGATCTATAAGGGTACTCCACTCACGATCCTGCTGGCACGAAACAGTCTGCCATTCGTTATTCCAGTTACGGGAGAAAGAGCCGTTGATAGCATCCCTGTTAGCGGCTACAGCGCCGGAAACAGTCATGGACGGGATAGCTACAGTCTTGCCCATAATCGGTCTGTACTTGGAGCTGTTCGCCGCCCCATAGATAGCACCAAAGTGGCTCAAATAGGGATATGCGTTAGCAAGCTCCTGTGCGTACTGTACTGCATAGTTAACGTCTGCCTGAACAAAAGCCATTTAATATCATCCTTTCTTGTATCCCCAGTATTTAGAAAATGTCCCTTCCCCTTCCCCTGTGGGCATAGAGCCTTTAGTGGACTCGGAGAATGTAGGCTGATTCTTTTCCGCTGGGTTTTCTTTTGTTGTAAAGTATTCTTCGTAATCTTTTCTGATTGCTTCAAGTTGTTCTTTTATGGGTTTCGCCCCATCATTGCGATCCAGCCTGTCATAAACGGAATCAAAGAATTTAGGCTTAACGTCAGCGAAGTCTTCAGCCAGTCTAGCTTCCTGTTTAGCTTTGTAGGAATCAAACTGGCTCTGAAGTTTCTTGTACTGGTCTGACTCTGTGGGGTCAGGCGCTTTGTAATCTTTCAGCGCATCCGCTTTTGCCTTTTCTACCGCTTCCGTTAATGCGGCCTGTGAAGCGCTTTTAGTGATATAGCCATCATCCAGCGCCCTTCCGTAAAGGGAAAAGAGCTGGTCTGTACGCTCTTCAGGGGTCAGCGCTTCGTCATTGAGAATATTGGTTATTGCTTTTCGTGTGAATATGCCAGCCATTTCGCTCCTTTTTACAGTCATGAACGTAGGACTGTCTGCCGTTTTCCGTCCGGCATGACGAAGTTGTATAATAAAAGGATTAATACCCTTTTGTTATTGATTCACCCCTTGTGGGTTCATAGGGTCAAACTAGGTATGACGGATATCCAGTTGCCGTTGTTGTGGCAAAGCCATCCGAAAGTACTTCGCCATCGACAAACGAGAAATAGACATAATAACTTTCGCCATCGTTTTCAAATATATTTGTTGCAATCGCAAAAAAATAGTTTCCACCATTGTCTACAAGCATAGATACCACTTTGCCACTCACAAACGCATCGTGTATTTCTTGCCATGTTTTGTCAAGTGTGCCGTCTACATTATGCACAACAAGGACGGAATCACTTCCACCGCCGCCGGAGCTACCGCCGAAAGCTTTTATAAGCGCTATAATCTGTCCAGCTTTCATAGCACACTCCTTACTGTTCTACCCATGCAGAAGCCGTTTCATTAAAAAGGTATGCCTTACCCGTATCTACTTCAATGAAACAAGATCCTGTAACAATGTCCGTTGTGGGTTTGCCATCCGTGGAAAGGCCAAACGCTTCAATATACTTCTTGCTGGAATCAAAGCTTTCTTCAACTGTTATCCTTACCATTTTCTACCTTCTTTCTAGTCCTTTTGGGCTTCGGTTTTTCTTCTACGGGAGCTTCTTCCACATTCAGAAATGTAATCTTGGTAGCTTTAGGCCTTTCTTCAAAGGTCTGTTTACAGTCAGGGCAATACCAGCCAGTAGCAAGCCTGACTATTTCAGGATGAATACACATTTTTAATCCCCCTTAATTTTGTGCATAATAAAAGGACTATGGATCTCATAGTCCTTTTCAGTATGTCATGTCCTCTTCGTATTTGGGTTTTTTCTGCGGTTTGCCAGTTGTCAGACAGTTTTTAATGTCTTCCAGCACTTCATCCCATGAAGCCGGAAAGCCAATATCAAAGACGTAAGGCTCTCCAAACGCCTTTATATATTCGCTGTTCAGGGCATCAAACTCCTGTTCTTGCTGGCTCTTCTTTGGTTTTCTGTTTAAGTCTATCATTTTATGCCATCCCTTCTGCCATCTCTAGGAATGTTTCGTAAGATTTGGGTAATAGCGCTTTAAGTCCTACCAAGGAATCAGACTGTGTAACTGTAGCGGAGTACATTTCGGCAAAGGCTTCCGTATTTACAGCGGCCTTTCTGTTAAAGTAATCCTTACTATGCCCCACGCCAAACGGATGGTCTATGCCAGCATACTTTACTGTATACTTTTGGAATATATCAGAAGCATCTGTTACTTCATATATACTGTAATTCGCCTTTACATCTTCGCAAAAGTCCCGTATTACGCTGGGACTTCTGATTATAGACTTGTATTCCGCTTCAACTTGCTTTTTAAGGTACTTATCCACAACAGGCCTAACGGCTTTATCATCCCATCCGGCATCATCAAGCGTTTTTATTAGTGCTTCATATTCCCCGTGGGGCATATTCCATCTTAATCCCTGTTTAACGAAGCTGTCCATACCGCCCCAGCTACTGCGTTCACCCTTAACAACTTCATAAGCATCGGCATACCCGTTCTTTTTCATGTAGTAGCCGCTTATGGTATCTTCACATTCTTTCATGATAGTCTTGCCAAATCTATCGTTTTGCCACTCATAACTATAAAAGCGCTCTCTGCCATCTGATGAAGCAAGTGCATCAATGTTATGGCCTGTTTCATGGAAGAATACTGTATTTTTACGCTGGTAAGAGCTTTCTTCAAACGCTTTGGTTTGTCCGGCAAAATGCACCCTTCCGTCTGCTGGATCATAGTAAGCGCCTTTTTTAATGTTATAGTCAGCTTCCTGTAGCTGTCCGCTGTACTTGTCCCAAATGTCTTTGACAACTTTGGGGGAGCCGTTAACAGTCTTTTCAGCATCAGCCAAATAAGCGGCAAGTTTAGGATCTCCGTTGCTGGCAAATATAGCTTTTGTGCTGGGCGTAACAGCGGTCTTTTTGGGCGTTACCTTTACCGCATTGACTTTGCTTGCCATGCTCTTATTATACCCGTAAACTTGCATATTGGAAGGTCTTTGGGTCAGATTATTGGCATCGCAAAACGCTTTGTAGTTAGCGGTCTTTTCTTTTATCCTTTGAGCTGATTTTTTGAAGGCTTCCTTGTCCCCAGCCGCATCATAACAGAGCGCCTTGGTTTTTTCATCCCTTACCTGACGTTCTAGGTATCTCTGTTTCTGTGACAGCTCATACTGTTTTTTGTTTTCTTCTTCGTCTTGCGTAGGCTCAAAGCGTGGAACGCTGTAACCATCTACAAATGTAACAGGCCTATGTCCGCAGTTGATACCGAAAATTCCGGCTGGCTGTCCGTAGGACGTTTCGCCTATACCTACATAAGTGTATTTTGTCCCGTACAGATCCTCTACAACACCGCTAGAGCCATCCCAAGAATATATCTTACCCTGATACGGAGCGCAAAGGGGTCTTGCTCCGGCGTGACTGGAAATCTGAAACGTCTGAACGTCATAATCAGCGCTTCGTGCTTTCTGTCCCTGTACGGCGGCGTTATGGACTGTTGTCCTTATGTCCATATTTATGTACGCTTCAGGACTCCACTTATGCCCCCCAGCATCTATGTAGCCAGTTATGCCCTCTTTGCAAAGGGTATCTATAGCGCTTCGTACCGCCTGTGTTCTTGCTTCCGTACCGATTGCTACGGATAAGGTTTCCTGATTTAATACTTTCTGTGTGAGCTGTAGCTTGCTTTCAAGCTCCGCTATGTCTTTAGCGCCGTAGGTAGCCAGTATCCTTGCTTCTTCCCCTGATACTTGCTGGACAGCCTGAAGGTATCTCTGCCTTGTAGAATCAAGCATGACTGTATTGACTATATTACAATCATCCGTAGCCTGATCCACAAGGTTTTTTAATACGCCCTGTACCCGTTCACTTGCTTGCCATGATGATGTAGCAGACTGAATAGTCCCTTTTGCCGCCGCCCCCTGACAGACTTTTTCCACTTCCTGAAGCTCTATCTCCATACCTTCATTCAGCGCCCATTCTACAAGTATAGGCGCTGTCCCGTTGGTAGCGGCTATAATCTCCATTGATTCTTTTGTAAACTCTCCCAGCTCTGCCAGCTTTTCGGCTTCATAGGCCATAGTGCCGGAAGCGCCGCTTTTTAAGTGCTTTGCTATGTTTATCAAGAGCTTGGACGTACAGTCAGAATACATCTGCTCTATCGGCTCGGAGATCCGCAGAACGTCATTTGGAGTAAGTGCCATTATTCAACAGTCCCAGTCTGAAATACATCAAAGGCCGTAGTGGTTATCTGTGATTCATTCTTTATATTCTGAAGCTCGGTCTGTGCTTCTTCTTCCGTCATACCAAGGCCGTACTTGGGGTCAGTCATGGCTGTGGTTTTACTGATAAGGCCGTTGGACATCAGCTTGATAGCTCTGTCAAGTTTCGTAGACTGGTCTTCAAGCACCGCATCTTCCATAGTTACGGATATTTCATAGTCCCTAGCAAGATCCGCTATCTTTCTGCCCTCAAATTCAAGGTCATACAGCGCACCCAGCTCTATTATGTTAGTGCAAGTCCTTCTTATTGCCGGAATAAGCTGATTTTGGAACGTCCTTATAGTCTTGTAGGTCTTGCTGTTTTCAGATATGACTTCCGTAGCGGTCTTCAGGCCACTATCCAAGTCAAAGCTGAATGTGGAAGCGCTAAAGCCTACCTGAAGACAAAGAACGCTCAAAAGGGCGTTGATAGCCTTAACGTGTTCTTCTACACGAAGCTCTAAAGAGTTATCCTGTATCTTCAGCTTGTCAGGGTCATCAGTAGCAAGCGCTTCGTAGGCTTCGTCATTGGCATCAAAGTACCGCCTAGTTTCTCCCGTTTCAGGATCTACTACTGTTCTGACGGCCTGTGCCGGAACAATTATCCTTTTCTTACCAAGTCTGAATTCTCTTACAAAGCTGTCATAGCAAATATCAAGAGCATGAAGGGTATCAAAGGCATTTCCATAGACAGAGATCCCAAGAGGGGAATTATCGTCTATGTTATTAGCCGTGGGTACACGGAAATAACTGAATAGGGAAGTGGTAAGGCCATTAATCTCTGTTTTAGGCTCTAGGTACTTTTCAGCGGCATCAAGCGGATACCAGTATCCCAGTATGTCCTGTCCCTGTCCTTCATCCTGACGATAGCCGTAAAGGTCATTGGTTATGACGTAGGTATCTCCGTCCCACTCATGCCATTCCAGCCTAGTCCAGTAATACCCGTCTTTTGCCTTACGGGAAACAAAAACGGCTTCAGATACTTCAGCGTTATCCCACGCCGTAGGTACAAACTGGTCAGCCATGCAATAGTCAATGACTACCTTTTCAGTCCCGTCTATAATAGTCCCGTTTTCATCTCTTTTAGCCTTGACGTATTCCTTCATAGCCGCCCCACCAAGAGCCGCCGCCTGTTCTATAAGCTCTTGGAATTTCTCTTTAAAGGCGTTTTTATCAAGAACGTCCAGCACATATCTTTCAAGGGTATCGTCTTTACCGCTGTTTATGTGAATGTCAGCACCTTCATGCCATATAAGTCCGGCTAATTCAGCACATACAGCCTTTGCCATGCCCATCCTGAAAAGCGTTCTAGTAGCTCTAGGATCTTTTATCGTAGGCGAAGGGATAACGTGCCATGCGTTATACATTCCTCTGTAAACGTACTTCGCCGGAAATATCATCAGGTTATAGAATTCTCTAAAAGGCGGTACGCCGTCCACATCAAATACGTCTTTATATTCTTTGCCCCTGTTCAGTTTCCGCACCCCCTGTTTAAATCTATCAAAAAGGCTCATAACGTCCACCTTTCCACCAATGTAGGTATTTGACGTTCAAAGGCATATTCCATAGCATCAAGGCTATCTATATTTGTTGTCCCGTTGTCTAATCGCACATCTTCCGTCATTCGCTTGGAGTCCCATACGGCTTCTGATAAAGCGCCTATAGTATGCCGACAGCTCCTAATAACTTTAAAGTTATCAGAAGCCATCATCATACACGTTGCTCTTATCCTGTCATTTATAGGCCGTTTCATAGCGTTGCCTATGTTTACGGGTACATGGTTTTTAGCGGCGGCGCTTCTTAATCCGTTTATCAAAGTCTGCTCCGCTGAATCGCAGTAAACGTCTGTTACATGATATTTACTCTTACACCTTTGCACGAAAGCAAGAAAGTCTTCAGCCAGTTGTGCCGGATCTAATGCGCTCTGCTCTCTGTATTCATCTAAAACCACAACACCCTTGCCAAAGGGGAAGCCGACACAACAAAAAGCATGGGCAGATTTACCGCCGCCGAAGTCCACCCCTATAATTGCGTGGGAAACTGGGGGAGCTTCGTCTACAATGTACCTTTCAGGGTTATCAGCAAAGTTACGATATACCGCACCTTCAGCCGCCGCCCACTCTCCAAGTATGAAACGATTATAGTAAACAGATCCGGCGTATTCCTTTTTAAGCTCTCTTACTACTTCGTCAGGTAATACGCCATCGTCTATTACATAGCTCTGCTGGTATATATCAGCATCAGACTCTAAAAACTGTTTAAACCAATGATGTGGGTTATCAGGGTTGCAAGTCCCATCAAAATGGCTGTGCTGGGTACGCAGACGGGATTTAAGCATTTGGAATACGTCTTCACTCCAAGTAGTGACTTCATCCCCGTAGACGTATTCAAACGTAGCGCCTTGAATCCTTGAAACGTGCTTTTTATTATCAGCGCCCAAGGCGTAGCATCGTTTACCGAAAATCTTTGCCGTGTTATTGCTGGATATTTCGCTTACTAAAGAGCCATATAAGTCCCTCATGGGGGACAGTATGTTACGCTCTAGCGTTCCTTTAGTATTTCCTAATAGGACTATCAGGCCTTCACCCTTACAGGCCATTATCCTTTTAGGGATCGTTACGGCTATGTCCAAGTAAGACTTGCCGGAGCCAGTAGCGCCCGTTTTTATGTTCCATCTATGGTTACAATGCTTTAAGTATTCAAGCTGTTTTTCAGTCAATGACACTTTCTACACCTTCCAACAGCTTTTTAGCGTTCATTAAAGCATTTTCATCTTCAGGCTGGGACAGCTTCTGTAGTTTCTCTAGAGCCAGTAAAAGGGTATTCAGGTCATACTCTACCATTTCACCCTTTTTAGTACGTCTGATCCTTGTACCATCTTCCGGCATATTCTCCAAGCACCGATTAACACGCTCTAGGCAAAGGTTATAGGCTCTTTGGAGTTTAGTGGCATTATCAGCTATGGTATCAGCCGTTTTTTGTTCTAACTTTGCTCTAACTTTGTTTTGCGTTTTGTTTCTATGCTCTGCCCAGTTTTCTTTATTGGCTTTATAAAGCAAAGTATGGACAGAAACGCCGTATTTGTCAGCTAGTTTTCTCTGACTTATACCGCCAGCTATGTATTCAGCTTTGATAGCGTTCCAGTCATTCACCATACCACTTCTATCTTTTTATTGTGCTTTACAGAGTCCTTCAGGATAAGCCTTTGCGGATTAGAATGACTTGCCGGAAGTAGCATCTTTCTCATTGCGTACCCCCCGTATTCCATCCATGATACGCAAGACACCACAAGACATTCTTTCTGATAAACTGTCCTTCTGTTCATGTCAAAGACAAGTTTACTGGGTCTTGATACCATGCCTTTGTGGGTATGTCCGGCTATGAAGCAATCTATCCCTTCACAAATCTGTAAAGCCGTTCTTTCATTCCTGTTGATAGTAGCGCCTGAATAGATACCGCCGCCCGTCCCGTGGGTTATCATGAATTTGTAGGTTTCTCTTGCCCATTTGGAGCTTCTAGGATCTTCACCAAGCTGGACAGCCATGAAAGCGGCGTTAGGTCTGTAATAGTCTTCTATCGCAAGACGGCAAGCTATGTCATAGGACAAGTCATTATCAACGTCCTTATTTCTAAATTCATGATTGCCGCTTACCATGCACAAAATACGATCCTTCAGGGGCATCAGCGCTTCCGTCATGTACGCTTTTTGGGTACGGGGTCTGCAAGTTTCTTCGTACACGTTGGTCAGAGAATTTTTCGTGCCATTTGATATCAAATCTCCGGCTAGTATCAGATAAACATTCTCTTTAGCCAGTACATCCTTGCAGAGCTTTGCCCATCCGGCTTCGTTGTGTTCTATGCATCCGTAATGAACGTCAGCTATAGGAAGTATCTCTATAGATCCGTTGCCAAATCTATGAAATATAATATCTGTATCTTTTCGCACCTACGCCCCACCCCTTGCTGTACAGGCACGTTTTCACCCACAAAAAAGCAGAGCCATATTTGGCTCTGCCTTTGTACCATGCTACTCTTATAACACGGATTTTAGTTAAAAAGTTATATAATTTTGTTTATTCCCCAAAAAGGTAAACTTCTGCATTTTGGGGTATTGCACATTTTCTTAATTTATGCATTTTTGTGCAATAGCGTGGATACCCGTTCTATAAATTGGCGGTCATACTGTCTTGCTGTAGGCTCTGCTATGTGGAGTTTAAAGGCCGCACCCTCTAGGGTATGGGATTTTCTCCAGTAAAGCATCTTTATCAGGTCTGTCCTTATTTGGACTGTAGCCGGATACTGTAATTCTATGGCTTCCAGCGCCCCTCTGACGGCTTCTAATTGCTTTTGTTCATACGGGGGTAGTTGTTTTAAGGCTATCAGCTCCGTAGTCCTAGAAGCGCTTGTAGAGCTTGGCATCCCCGTATAATTTGGGGTAACTTTTCCGGCGTGGATCTCTTTTTCTTTTTGCAATAGGGAAGGGTAGTGCCTTATAGCGCTTCGTGCTTCTTGCCGCCATCCCATTACATCACCCCAAATTAATATTTTTACCGCCTACTACAACAAGCCTTGCGTACTTTTCAGGTATGTCCAGCGCTATTGCCCTTTTTAGCGCCTTTACCCTTGTCGGCCTATGCCCACTTTCTACGCAATTCCGGCAATCAGGCGTATACGGGCAATTCGTACAGAATACAGCTCTGTAGTATTCAAGCTCTTCTTCAACTGTCCTTGCCATTTTCATCCATCCTTGTTCAGCACCAGTTTTTGAATATGATTCTTGTCATAGTCAACAGAAACACCAAGTCACCTTCCTCTATATCACACCTTCGGTTTTCTATCGGTAATACAGTATTCGTTGCCGTTATCATTGTTTGCGGAATGTTTATCACGATTTGATTATTTTGGGGATGATAAGTTAATGAATAGCCATCTTCTATTATCATTCTTCATCCATCCTTGTGCCGCAATAGGGGCAGTAGTTTGCTTCGTGCAAAAAAGCATTGTCAAACCAGTTGTAAAGCGTACCGCATACAGAGCATTTACACCTGTCCGTTTCATCATCGTCTATCCAATGCCCATGTACTACAGGCTTTACATTAGCAGAAGGGGCGCTCATTAATTGATACCTAATGTATTGAATTGCCTGTTCTCGCTCTATGTATTCAGCCATCGTCTACCCCCTGATTTTTTCCTTCCGCTTTTTCTCTACTTTAGGACTCCAGCCGCACTTATCGCATTTTTTGGGGTTATCGCACTCTACGCCTACGTTAAACTTGCAAGATTCACATGGTCTAATTTTCATCTTTTACCATCCTTGTACCGCAGTTATGACAGTAGTTGTAATCGTTAGAAGCGGCGTAAGCTCCGCAGTCTGAACACTCATACCAGTTTATGCCGTATTTGGGATCTCCTATAGGCCTGTCCGTTTCTATCCAGTATCCTTCAGGGGGATACTCTTTCGGCATTTCGTCAATAATCTCTGTAACAGCCAGCATAACCCATTTTGGTACAGTCTGAAGTCTGTCTAATTCAAACAGCAGAAACTCTCTGTCTATCAGATCCATGTTCTTTTCCTTTATTCTTCTGGCTTTATCATTCATATTAATCCTCTCCAAAATGTTTTTTAGTTACCGCTATGCAAAACTCTTCTATTTCGCTTGCCCATACAGCAGAGCCTTTCCCGTTGTAATGCTCCCACGCAAGAGGAAAGCCACCTATACCATCAAACAGGCTTCCCAGCGTTGCGTTGCGTGTGTACTGTGCAGAGATACGCTTTAACAGCCAGCACCAAAAACCGCTTGCGTTGTTGGCGTATCCTACAGCTATTGAATTACCCAGCGCTTTATATCTTGCTGAATCTGCGCTGAATTTGTGCAACTTGCCTTTGGTATCTGTCCACGCCCCAATATCTGTCCAGTTATCAGGAAATCCCTGTAGCCGTTCTATTTCACACGGGGTAAGCGCTCTTAAATCATTGTTTTGTATTATAGCGTTGACGTTACCGCCACCCGTTCCCATTTTTGCCTTTAGGGTTAGGCATATTCCGTCAGTAACTATCGTGTGCTTTGTAGAACCCATTTCAAGCATTAAAGGCTCTCTTGTGCTTTCCGTTTCAGTATGGTTTCCAGCTCTTTTGGTATATCCTTGTCCTTCTTCTCCATTCTCCGCAATACTCCCTGACACGTTTTGGCGCTCAAAGAGTATTTCAGGGGCGCTTGCTCCATCAAAATCTGCGACAACCGCAAGCCGTTTTCTACGCATGGGCGTTCCCCAAAATTTAGCATCCACGGAGCGAAAGGCAATACTGAAACCTTTTCCCATGATACATCCGGCCTTTGCCCATCCCCCTGAAGGTTTAGGTATAGTAGCTGTGGGGTCACAGATTCTTGATATTTCTTCAAGAACTGTACGGAAGTCCTCTCCGTCTTTTGAGAATAGTCCAAGCACGTTTTCAAAGACGATATATCTAGGTCTGATAAGACTAGCTGGCCTTCCATCTGCTCTGTCATGTTCACGCATCTCCTTCACTATCCTGATAAACTCAAAAAATAAACCGCTTCTTTCCCCTGAAAGTCCTACACGAAGTCCGGCCTGTGAAACATCCTGACACGGACTTCCGGCGGTAATTAAATCTACTACGGGCAAGTCCCATCCTGATAGCTTCGTTATATCTCCGTAGTGCTTCATTTCTTCCACCCATCACCGCAAAACTGCTTGTTGTTTACCTCTTGCCCGTTAAGTCTGCACCAGCCGTCCATAAACCAACTGCAATCCTCACAGTACACGATAGAGCTAACAGGCGGCTTTACCATGACTTCACCGCAAGACCTACAAGTATAAGTGTATGTACCGCCAGCGCTTATGCCTGAGCATTCCCATTTATGTGTGTGCATCTTACATACTCCCCAATAGTTTTCTTATTTCATCCGTTCCCGTTATGGAAGGGGATTTAGGCGTAGCCGTCACTCCGTCTTTATTTGCCCAGTTTCTGATAGTTGCGTAATGGGACTTATAATGATCCCCCTTGGAAGCCATGTAGCTTGATAAGCGCTCTATACGCTTTTCCCAGTCAGGATAATCAGCCTTCAGCTTTTCCAGCTCCGTAGCGGTCAGAAGTACGTTGTTGTATTCGCCGTATCTTTCTTTTATATTTTCTTTATAACTATTGTTCTTATTCTTACTCTTACTCTTATTCTTATTCTTGTTATCGGTTTGTTCTGTTTTGTTTTCGTTTGTTTTCGTTTGTTCTTGTTTGATTCTGTTTGCCGCTTTGTTATTGCCGGATCTGATTATTGGAGCTATGACTTCAAGGGCGCTGGCGGCTTCGTTAGGTATCCTGTCCATGTCAGGCTCTTCGCCGTATAACGCCAGCCTTGCCATAGCATCAAGGGTAGCCGCTTTGGAAGCATTAGACTTCATCCGTGAGATAGCTTTATAAAAGCTCTCATAAAATGTAAACTGTGTTCGCTCCATAGCACACCTCAAAACGGAAGCGGCTCTGAATCGTCAAGGTCTTCAAAATCATCAGCGGAATTATCAGACGTTTTGCCTTTGCTCTCACAAAAGTCAGCCATTTCAGCCGTTACTTCCATCAGGGTCTTTTTGAAGTCACCCTTTACATACTCCCTGTTTGAGAGCCGTCCCGTGATAGCTATTTTCTGCCCTTTAGTAAAATACTTACAGATGAATTCTGCCGTGTTTCTCCAAGCCACTACGTCCGCAAACGTGGTAGTTTTATAGTCATTTAGCGCTACTGTAAAAGATGTAACAGGCGTTCCGTTAGCTGTGCGTTTAAGGTCAGGCGTTCTTGTAAGCCGTCCCATGATGTTAACTGAATTCATGTTATTTCCCCCTAAATGTATGATTTTCCAAATTCTCTATGCCAGTCTTCTATTGTCCATCCTAGGCCGTACATTAAGCTCTGCTGTGCTTTTTGTTTCAGGTAGATATATTCAGCCGGATGTGCGTGAATCTTGTTATGGCACGTTCTACAGACCCTGATAACGCAATAGTCTTTGTATCTCTCTGACTTCTTGCGTAACGATCCCTCAAAGATGTGATGTCTGTCACATTGAGTCACTAGGCCGCAAATGTAGCAAGTATCACGCATTATTCCACTCCCTAGAAAGCTGGGCATCCATGAGCCGTAACTGGAGCTTGTAGCTGTTTATAGCTTCCTGTGCGCTCTCATATACCACCTTGGCACAATCTCTTTCAAAGCGAAGCCTAGCAAGCCTGTCTTGCCCTCTGCATATATCAGATATGATAGTTACGGGCGTTCCTTTGTCCCGTTCCATCAGGATCTCTTTACGAAGCTCAATGCGGTATTTACATTCAGCTTCCGCATAAGCCTGTCCACGCTTGCCCAGTTGTCTGATAGCGGCATCCAAGAGAGCTACCTTTTCTGATATTTCGGTTACAAGGTCATTCACTCCAGCCGCCCCCCAGTCTTCGTATCTGTCCCGTTTCAGGGTCTACGATCCAAAGGGGACACCAATAGCCGTATGTCCTATCGTCTGTGATGTACTCTCCCGTTCTACGGCATTGCTTTCTTGCGTAGGTTTCCAGTATCAGACAAGTAGCGCATCTTGGAACGCCGTCAGGAAAGTTTATGTCAACAGCGGTATGTAGTATTTCAGCCATTGGACTTCCTCATACAAGACGGGCAAAGCACCTTGCCGGACAGCTCCTTGGTCTTTTCCGTCCATGCTCTAGCGCCTAGCTCTTTACCCTGATACTTACCGCCTTTGATAATCTTGCCGCAGTCTTCGCATTTAAAGTAAATATCATCAGGAACGTAAGTGGCTGGCTCTGTCTTCCACGGCTCTTCGTACTTGGTAGTATCAGCGCTCCACCAAATGTCAGCACCTATACCAAGCTGTTTACAGGCGTTTCCTACGGCATCCGTATAGGCTTTCTTGTAGGCATCATCGTCTACGAAAAGGCCGCTACGCTCTTTACTGACAAGTTTGCTACCGCCTATTCCCACTACAGGCCAGCTCCAGTCCTCTCCGTTCAGGTAGTACAGAGCTACCACAATATTTACTACGGCTTCACCCTCAAAGCGCTCTACGAAAACGTCACGGATCTCCGTGTACCATCCCGTACCTGAAGCGCCGAAGGACTCTGTAAGGCATTTTAAGCGCCACATGGGATTTATGTCTGTCATCCCGTTCAGTCTGCCGCCCGTTATCTTTTTCTGTGCGTTTTCCGGCACAGCTCTGTAGCGGTTATACAGCTCCATATTGACTTCAATGGCTTCCTGTGTTAGTTTGTTCATAGCAATTTTCCTTTCCCTTTTATATGGAAGTGAAGCTGTTGGCAGACGGCTTCACTTCTTTTTCTCTGTTCAGGATGAAATTAGTGTAATCATCTCTGAAATAGTCCCTTGCCAGCTCTACTATCTCACTCCACCACATATCCCCCTCATTCAGTACGCAGTCCGTCAGGAATCTGTGCCACGATCCGGCGTGGAGCATTGCGAAATCTGCCATAGCTTCATTTGAGTAAGCATAGTGCCAGCAATCGTCACATACGTCAGCGTTCTCAAAGATACAGCTGTTATTATCGTCTATTTCTCTGCCACATCTTTCGCAGTAGTATGGAACGTGCTTACCTATGTATCTGTCTATCAAACTCATTTCTTGCTTTCCTTGCCTTTCTCCGTAGTATGTAGGGTATTACGTTTTCCATGACGAAAGCGCCTATGGTTATCAGCGCCACAAAGGGCATGATGTAGATACACGCTATCATTAATGCTTCAGCTAACATTTGGCTCTCCTTTCAAAAAGTACCTTTTGTGAGATCCGCCCTCATGCGGCTCTCTGATATCCGTGAACGTGTACCCCGGTTTCTTCAGCTTGCTGATGTTTGAGCGAAGCTCTGTAGTACCGCAATGGTACATAGCTTCTTTGACTGTCAGGCTTCCGTGTTTCTTGAAGCCGGATATAATGCTCGCCTGTGTGTTGTTCATCGTTTCCCCCTTAATAAGCTCTTTTAGCAACTTCGTAGGTATCGTACCGAAGCCGCCCGTTGATTGGCTTTCCCTTGATACCCTGACTTTCTAACCAGCGTTTAATGCAGTCCGTATTCTTGTAGCCGATGATTCTTCCCACGCCGGATAAAGAACACATATGCCCTTCAGAAGCCGTACAGCGCCCTGTAAACGCTTTGAAGTCAGGGGAGTCTAGATACTTAACTCTTGGCATTGGTTTCACCTTCAGCAAACAGCGTTTCTTTATCCATATCAGGAAAGAATATGTCATTGACTTTACAAACTTCAGGCCATGTAAAGTCTGATACTCCATTCATCTTGTTATGGAACGATCCAATAGAGATCCCCAGCGCCTTTGCCATTGCCGTCTTTTTAACTCCACGCTTTGCTATTTCCGCACGAAGTACGGGATAATTAAGCATTGTTTCACCCCCTTACAATCCGTATTCCTCTCTGTAACAAGCTACGATATAGTCCCTGTCTTCTTTAGTGCCTACTCTGACAGAATCTCCTACCTGATAGTCTTCCTTGTTTTTGAGCTGTATGCAGTAATCTCTTGTGTGCCTGTCATACCACGCATCAATCTTGACTACCTTGTTATCAAATGGCTTGCCCTCATTAAGTATTCTGAACGTCATGGCTCTTTCCCCCTTCAGATCCCCGTATAGCCGTTAGGCTCTATCAGACGGGATTATAACGTCAATAGTTGTTGTGTACGGATCGTATGAATTGGGTACTGTTTCGTAATCAGAGTAGTAATCGCTGTAGGTTTCGTAATACATTCTTTCTATGGTCATTGCTTTTTTTCTCCCTTCTAAAGTGTAAGTATTTACACTTTCTATGGTCACTATAATACAATTATTTACACTTGTCAATACATTTTTTAAAAAAATAGTGCCAATTATGGCAATTTTTTGTATTGACGGGAAGTAAGGGGATACCTTATACTACTGATACTAGGGGGTATATCACTATGAATATCGGAAAGCTCATAACCAAGTACAGAAAGGAAGCCGGATTAACACTTGATGAATTGGCTGACAAATCCGGCATAAGCAAAAGCACAATAAACAAGATTATCAGCGGAGCTTCTAAAGCGCCCACGCTGGAAAGTATCAGGGCATTAGCTAAAGCAATGGGGAAGACTCTTAATGATTTTGACGATGAAAAAAGAGCTTCCACCATATCGGCAGAAGCTCTTAAATTCGCTCAAAAGTATGAAAATCTGAATACCACTTCTAAAGGCGCTGTATCAGCCTTGATAACATATTATGAAGCAAAGCCTGAAGTCAGGATGAAAAGTATCCCTCTGTTTGGTCAGAGCCTTGCCGCCGGATTTGGGGAGCCTGACTTTGGTACAGACTGGTTTGATGCCGTGGACGTACCTGAAGACTCAAAAGCGGATTTTGCCTGTAAGGTACACGGGGACTCTCTAGAGCCGTATTACAAAGACGGGGACATAGCTCTAGCCATGAAAGGCGTACCGCAAATAGGGCAAGTGGGCGCTTTCTATTTGGACGGGGAATGGATACTGAAGCAATACTGTAAGGACAACAAAGGTAATGTGTTCTTGTACGCTCTTAATAGGGACTGTAAATCAACTGACAGGATTTTAAACGCTGGGGAAGAACATATGCTTTTATGTATGGGTACCCTGTTGGATCTACGTCCACCTCTACCTGAATACTAAAAGCTCCCCAGCGTGAGGGACTGGAGAGCTTTTAGCGGAGAAAATTTGAAAAGCTATGAGTTGGAAAGGAAAGCCATATGAATAACACACCATCAAACCGCAATACTATACTATCAAGTAGTATGGCCTATTGGAAGACTGAAACATGAAAATTCCAAAAATTATCAAACTTCCGTCAGGCGCTTACAATACTAATATAATGATAGACGGGCAAAGAATTTCAATAACGGATTCTAGTGAAGAATTGGTAGCCGCCAAAGCGTTAGCCTTAAAGACGGGACTGACGAAACGTACAGCACCCAGCAAGCTGACACTAAAGCAAGCCTGTGAAAGATACGTTGAAGAACGGAAGGGCAGACTATCCCCCACAACTACAGCCGGATATGAAAGGATAATAGCAAACGGCTTCCCCTCTTTGATGAAAATGCAAATAGGGGATATAACACATAGAACGCTTCAGAAAGCCGTAGATGATGAATGTAAGCGTTTTAACCAAAGGGGGCAAAAGTATACCCCTAAAACCGTTACAAACCGTTACACGTTCATAGCAAGCGTTATACATGATTATAGCGAAGTCAGGACGGATGTTATCTTACCTGATATAAAGCAAACGCCTATCATCATCCCCACGCCGGAAGAAATATATCAGGCTGTGAAAGGGACACCAATAGAGTTACCCGTCTTGCTCTCTATGTGGCTTACTTTGAGTATGTCAGAGATAAGAGGATTAACCAAGTCCAAGAGTATACACGGGGATAAGCTCTCTGTAGTTGAAACAGTTGTGCAAGTAAACGGGAAGGACGTTAGAAAGACTGGGGGCAAAGAGGAAAAGCGCTCTAGGACGCTGACGATCCCCAAATATATCAAAAAACTTATTGACGAAGTTGACGGGGATGTGATAGTATCCGCAAGTCCGGCATCTATCACCAATCGGTTTTATAGATTGCTCAAAAAGTACAATATACCTCATTGCTCTTACCACTCTTTAAGACATATTGCCGCCAGCACGATGGCTTCTCTTTCTATCCCTGAAAAAATCATGAATGAAAGAGGGGGATGGAAGACATCATATACCCGTGAAAGAGTCTACACCCACGTTTTCACGGCAGAACGCAAGGCGGCAGATAAGAAAATAGACGATTATTTTACGAAAATTACAGACGGAATTACAGACAAAAAACGAAAAAGCCTGTAATTTCAATGGTTTTAGGGGTATTGGTAATGTGTTCGATCCCCCTCATCTCCACCAACACGAAAAAGCCTTGAAAATCAAGGCTTTTTTGTTGTTTAAAGTGCCTAAAAACACCCCTAAACAATGCTACATATGCTACATAAGCTACCAAAAATTACAGATGAATTACAGATAAAGGGCGTATTCCCGTTGTTTGTTGGTCTTATACTGGGGAAAAATGGAAAAACCATTACAGATGAATTACAGATGAAATGAAACAGGAAAAAGGGGTAAGGGGTTAGCTAAAAATAGGTAAGGGGTTTTTGGAGTTTTGCCCCCTTACCGCTGGAAATGTGCGAAAAAAGGCGGTTAAAAGTGCCGAAAAAATGCAAATATCCCCCCGTCTGCCAGCCTAGGGACAGACGGGGGGTCATTAAGGAGGAAGCGCCCTCACGGAACGCCTATTTGCCCACCTCAAAGGCGGTAATGGATCGCATAAACTCTTGATATTCAGCGGAAACAGCCTGTGCATCTTTTCTAGCCGCTTCTACGTTTTCGGTATTATCTCCGCTGATAAGGGCATAAGCGTTTTCAGTAGAAAGGCGAAGCGTAGCATCCATCATCCGCAAGGATAAAAGGCTTTCTTTCTGCCGTAGCTCTGCCCGTCTTTCAGACTTCTTGCGGTATTTAGCGGATACGCCGCCTATAACAGCACAAACTACAGTACAGATACCAGCAATGAGCGCACAAACTATTTCCGTCATTTTCTTGCACCTTCTTACTTGTTTCGTGAGTTATACCTAGCCGTAGAAACGCCTATAAGAGCGCCTATAAACACGGCTACGGCATCAAGGGATACAGTTATCTCATGGGCAAAAGGCCATCCCCATACTTCAGCCAGTACGCTGTAAAGAACGCTTACCGCCGGAAGGACAATAAGGCATACCCATTTCAGTACGTCATACACGGGGTTTTTGAATTCAATGGTCATATACTTGTAAACTCCCTTTCTTCAGGCTCTTTCGGTTTTTTTATCTGTGATATTGCATCCTGTCCTAAAATCTGCCGGATACAGACAAGTCCCAGCTCCGATCCGAAGAACGTGAAGAACACGCTCAATACCGAAGACGGGACTGTAACATTAAGTCTGTGATATTCATAAAGGACAACTGCGGTTATCAGGATACCCATAGTGACACAAATGGTAATCATGGTATGGGCAAACTTCAACTTTTTACTTTTTGCCATATTCAGCTCTCTTGCACATGATAGCGGCTTCAAGACGGGTAGAATAGGTCATAGGCCTTGTCCCATCCGTTATGCCGTGAGCTTTGGCTTCTTCAAGCTCTTCTACTGCCCAGTTAGGAACGTCCATCTTTACCCTATAGTCATAAACACATCCGTCAATGACTTTACCCAGCGCCTTTTTCTCTTCGGCTGAAGCGTTTTTAACCAGTTTGATAAGGTCTTCTATACTCATTTCTTCATCCCTTTCATATTGCGGCCTTCCGTATCCATAGATACGCCAGTAATTTTTCTTATACTTCTTGGCAAAGACACCGCCCCCATTGGCGTTGAATTCATCCCCTGACGTATTACCCTCAATGGTATGAACGTAGGTATCATCAACGTCAACAACTAATCCCGTATGGCATGGATCTCCGTCTGAATCGCAAAAGAAAATCTGATCCCCTACTTCCGGCTCTGTGTACCATGCCCCGTTAGCTTTGTAGTTGTCTATTGCGTAGTCAACTACAGCATCATAGATCCCGTGAAATTTGATAGCCGCCGCCTTTTCCAAATTCCAGTCAAATGCCGTGAGAAACAGCCAGTCAATGAAAACTGAACACCAAGGATAAAAATTCTTACTTCCACTATACCAGTTTGTCCTATCTATCTGATAAGCGTACTTGGTTATGTTGTCCGTCCCATGTCCGTCTATCTTGTACCAAATGCAAGACGGGTTATGGATGTAATCCATCTTGGACTTTTCAAGATAACCTACTTCCTTTTTTGCAAGGTCTACTATCTCTTTAGCTTTCATGCAATCACCTTAATAGACGTACACAAGCTCATAAGAGCCGTTATAAAAACAGCCGGGACTTGTTGTCCTGTTACCCGTAGAGCTTACTGTTAGCGTTGTACCGCTGTATGTGAATGAATAGCCGCTTGTTACATTTTCAGTCTGCCTTGTAGATCCCATGCGGAATAATCTGCCCGTGGTATTTGTCCCGTTGTATCTCATAGAATCAACATAGTAATAGGTAGTGCTGGAAGAAGTCATTGTAAACGTGGCTTTCAGAAACCACGCTATCGGCTCCCCCTTCATAGACGTAAACGAAAGGGTAGAAGGTCTGTTAGAAGCCGTTACAGTCTTGGTATCTACGGAAGCGCCGCCGCCCCCTGAAACATTGACTATAACGGGGGTATATGCCTTGCCGGACTGTGCGTAAGTCCCGTTTTGCGTTACTGTCAGCGGCTCAATTTCAACTTCTACAGTACCGCCAATACAGTAAGTTAGCCTATAGTAACCCGGCTGATGAAAATACCCACCTGAAGACGTAGACTGTGAGCTTATAGTAAGTGATCCGTTACTGTATGAAGCCGCCCAATGGGAAGAAGCGGTAGCGCCTGAACCCATTTCCATGCCATATATTGACGTCCCATCATTTACAACTACAAGCGCCCTAGTATAGCCGGAAGATGTACCTATATCATCAGTAAACAGACAGCTCCAGCAAGACGGCTCTGAAGGAAGATTGTTAAACGTAATGCTTGTAGCGCCTGAACCTACCTGAACGTCTTCCGTGCCAATATTGGCAGAAGTACCCCCGTAGGTATACAGAAGCGTATACTCATTTGCTTGAAAGTTAGAACCAGTACCAGTTACTGTCAGCGTACCATTTGAATAAGACTTGCTGAAAGCGGTATCAGAGTAAGTTGCCTGTGCATTGCTTGTGTTCGTGATATACTGGCCTATTACGTTTGTGCCGTCATAGACTACATCTGCCGTCTTATACGGGGAAGCGCCCGTAGCAAGGTCTGCGGAAGAAACTATGGCAAAAGACGTAGGATCTCCCTGAAGGCCTGTAAACTGAATAGACGAAGAAGCAGAAGAAGGGGTACTTGTAGCCGTTGCGATTGCTACGCCTTCACCGCTTGCCGTACCTTGGGTCTTTGCCCCGTCTGCGGTATAAAACCACTTTCCGCTTGCCACATCTGAAGCCGTAGCCGTGGTATCTGATATGTCCATTATGGGCGTAGATCCGTAAATAACCTTATTGACGTAGGGATTAGAAGCCATAGTTTACACCCCAGCTATAGTAACAGTTTTGCCCCCCTGTGCGTTATCCGTTTCAACGTAGGAAATAGCGGAAACATTTACCTGACTGATATAATCGTACCCTGAAGGGGGCGTGATAGTCTGTGCGGAAACAGACGGGGTTACGTTGACTGCGGTAGCCGTGGCAGACTCCCCTGAATAAGTGCCAGTAACGCCCAGTATGGTAATACCGCTTTTGATATTTCCGGCTATTATCTTGTTCTGCTCCGTGGAGCTTATGCCTACCTTACCGCTTCCGTCATGGTATCCAAGCGGTACAGTATACTGTCCGGCTTTTGTGGATATTGTGCCGGATATTGCTCCGTTATTCGGCATTGTTCCAGTAACCTTGTTGCCGTTAACGTATGCCGTTTCATTAAGAAGCAATTCATCAGCGCTTGCCGTTCCGTCTGAAGTATCAGAATCAAAAGTGCATGAACCAGTTTTAGAAGCGCCGGATTTATCATAGAATTTATAGCCGTAAAGGACTTTTGCGGCATCTACTGTGCTGTCTGATATGTCTATCAGCGTAGTACCGCCGTATATTACTTTGTTAACGTAACTGTTATTAGCCATTGTTTACCCCCTGATATCCTATAAATATTGTATCTCCCCCTGAAGGGTTAGAAGTCCTATAGTAAGATAT